ACAACGACACTAATTTTACTAACCTTGAGCATATCACCAGTGTAGGTGCTATAACTCTATAAAAATAAAGAACAATGATAAACGACGTATATTTATATTTTTCAGACGACTTTACAAAGACTAAAGCGTCTACTACAACAGCCAACCAGTTGGTTACTGTTGCTGATGGTGCTCCTTTTGCTAATATGCCTGTTAGTGCTATTTCAGCTGCTGATGCTGCTAGTGGAAAAGGATTCGTGCACAATGGTATGGTTAAACTAACTTTAGATGCTGCTCACCAAGATGGTGGTGGTGATGATCATGTTTTTGGTACTCACTACGGAACTGTAGTTGATGATCAAGCTAACATTGAAGTACATCCTAATGCTATTACTTATGCTGAAGGATCTGGTGATGGTGATTTTACTATTGCCGATGCATCTGCAGATGCGGTTTATGGTATAACACAAAGTTCGACTGCGGGTGAAAATGGTTTTACATTAACACTTTTAAAACCTTACGCAGCTGATCAAGCATTAATAAAACCAGCTTCTCAATTATTAAACATTGAGGCTGTTGATGCTACAAACACTTTGTTAACATTTAAACCAACAACTGGTGATACTGGAGCACAAGATAAAGTTACTTTAACTCACGCATCAAACAAGCACCACTTATTAGCTAAGTCTATAGCTGATGTTTTAACTGATGCTAGAAATCACGGTAAGATAATTAAATTTGCTGATGCTTTTGATGAGATTTACTTTGATGGCAACCCAGCTGGAATAACAACAGTAACATTTGCTATTGACTCATAGTAAATGAGATTAACCGCGCAGGATCTGCGTGATATGAATATCCTTAAGTATTACAGGCTCACTAGAAAGTGGGTCTGTAAAACTTACGGGTTAAAAGATGCAGATTTAGAATTATTAATTTATTTAGATTGTAAAGGAAGATTTACACGACAAGACTTTATCGATGGTGTTTATACGTATTCATGGGATAAAGCAAGATGGGACAGATTAAGAAATGAAGGTTGGATAGATGTGTGGAGACATAGAAATAGAACTACTATAATGTACTCTGTATTTAAAACCTCGTGGAAATGCTCTCAAATGATAAGTAGGATATATCGTGTCCTATTAGGTGAGGAGGACTTACCCACTTCAGAGCGAAGTGTATTTTATAAGAATAAATCATATACAGATAAAGTTTATAACAAAGCTATAGATGATATGATAAAAGATAAAGATAGATAATATGCCAAATTTTCCAAAAAACACAGATTATAAAATGAAAGGTTCTACCTTTTATGGTTATGGAAATTCATCTCCAGCTAAAGTTAGTGACACTGCGGTTGTTGAAGCTCAAGCCGCTCTTAACAAAACTGAATTAGATTTTAGAGAGCCAGGTTGGGCTAAGGCTGCTAGAGGTATACATGAAGGCGCTAAAGGTGTTGTTAACAAGTTTATGGATAAAGACAAGAAAGAGGATGGTCAAGAACCAGAAGGTCAAACAAAATCTGTAGAAAGCATTGCTGAGAAAAATATAGATTTAGAAGGAGATTTAGATTAGTATGTTTAAATTACCAAATCAAAAACATAAAAAAATTGCTAAAGGACGTTTTCACACTGGTGAAGAAGCTTGTCCTGGTACACCTTTATATAGAAAAAAATTAGATAAGGGAATACAGGGAGAAGCAAATGATGATGGAACTATATTTATAAGTCAAGATGTAGAAAAAGGAAGCGAAGAAGAAAGACAAATATTAACTCACGAGGTTAAACATTTAACCGATATGAAAACTGGTAAGTTAAAATACGATGACAATTGGATTAAATATAATGGCGTAGAATATCCAAGAGCACAAGGCATGATATTGTATGAAGGAGAATGGACACCAGAAGGTAGTAAAGATTTTCCTTGGGAACAACATTAAATAAATAAACTATGGGATATAAAATGAAAGGGTGGAGCGGATATCAAAACTCACCAGCAAAACAAAAATTTGTAGTAGTTGACGCAAGATCTGAAGAGGAAAAAAAGAAAGAGCAAGAACAAATAAAAAAACAAGAAGAGAAAAAGAAAAAAGATCAACTAAAGATTCAACAACAAATAGAAGGTACTTACGTAGAAACTGAAGAAGATATAAAAAGACGAAAAGAAGATGCTAGACGCAACGCACCTAGAAAAATATCTCCAGCAAAACAAAAAAAAGGTAAGAATAAAAAAACAACAAAAAACGATACTGTTATAATTGATGGGAAGACGTATCCAAAGGGTTATACTAAAAAAGACGTAAAGAGATTAAAGGAACAACGCGAAGATATTGTTAGATATGAAGAACTAGATGAAGCGGGTAAAAAGCTTTGGCATAAAGTAAGAGGCACTAAGTATACTCCTTCTAAAAAGAAAAAATAATTATGTTAGGAAAAATATTCTCTGGAGGAGCTGCAGAACTGGTTAAAGGTATAGGTGGTGTTGTAGATAATCTACACACGTCAGCTGAAGAAAAATTAGAAGCAGAAAGAAAAATAAAAGACCTAGTTATGGGTTATGAAGCAGAAATGCAAAAACAAATAACAGAAAGATGGAAGATGGATATGAATTCAGATTCATGGCTATCTAAAAATATACGTCCATTAGTATTAGTGTTTTTAGTTATATCTACAGTATTAATAATATTTATCGATGCTGGAGTTATAAGTTTTAACGTTGAAGATAAATGGACAGATTTATTACAATTAGTATTAATAACCGTGATCGGTGCTTATTTTGGCGGTAGATCACTAGAAAAAGTAAAAAAATAAAACTATGGGATATTTTAATATAAAATTAAAACCAGATTTAGTAGAGGGAGATATATCTAAATTAATAGCAAACGACAAAACTGACACTCCGTTTACAGCTGATGATATTCTTTTTGATTGGCAAGAAGTTGATGTTCCTAATGGAACTATATCTTTAGATAGTGTTACAGCTTATATGATTGGAGAAGACGGTGGTGTTCAAGCAGATAAAGATTTTAGTTTGGTATTTGCTAAGTCTGTTAACGGTGTAGCGCCAACAACTCTTGGTTCGGTGAACGCGGCTCAAACAGCTTGTTTTGAATTACCACTTCATTATATTGGGGCTATGAAATTAGAAGCAACATCTACTGTTATAAACGGACTTTCATTTGGAACTGCTTTTTCATGGGGCGCTCAAGGGGCAAATGGTATAGATAGATCCATAATAATGACTCCTGAAACAATAAGTGGTAGGAATGTTGGTTATGATAAACTATATGTAGCTGGTTTTGCTGGTGGAGCTTTTGATTTTTCAACAGGAGTATTATCTACAGAAGTAATAGACGCTTCGGAAGCTACAAAAGCAACTATCGCTGTAGATACAGTAGATGCTAGAAAAGCATTTCAAAAAGGTGATATTGCATATGTTCATGATGTAGACACGGTAATACCTGGTACAGTACTAAGTGTTACAGAAAACTTAATTACATTTGACACAACAAATAGCACTATTGATGTAGATAATAATGATGAAATTATTAACGCAACACCAATAACTATATACTTAGGATTTTCACAATAATAAATAAATTAACTTAAATTAAATTAAAATGGCAAAAACAAAAACAAAAAAAGAAGAAGTAATTGATTTTACTAAACCAGAAAAAATAAACGAAGAAGAATTAACTCGTTTACAAAACACGATAAGAACTATGGATAGATTAACTGCTGACATAGGAAGAATTGAAATGCAGAAACATAGTGTGATGAGTAACGTTGATCAAGTTCAATTACAAATACAAGGGTTGAGAGAAGAGTTTATGAAAACTTATGGTACTGACAATGTAAATATACAAACTGGTGAACTAGCTTATCCTAATAGTGAAGAAAATGGCGAGGTTAATAAGGAAGATTAGTATAGGTAAGGATTACAAAAATGACGCTATGCACTATGCCGTAGGGCAAGAAGTGTATGGTGGTCATACTATTTGTGATATTATAGAGGAAGATGATAAGTACTCTGTTTATATCAAAAAGAATAAAGATGTATTACCTTGGAAAGATTTCAACAAAAACATGGCGGTATCTGTAGAATATAATCTTGAATACTAATGAAAAGCGTTTACAACTTTGTTGTAAAGCCAAAAGGAGAAAGATATAACAATACTAAAAAGTTAGATGGTGGAGAGTTGATTCTTAACACTGATATATTTCAACATCAATATGTTAACAGAGAAGCTATTGTTATATCAACACCTATAATTGGTGATACAGATATAAAGCCAGGAGATACAGTTATAGTACACCACAATGTTTTTAGAAGATGGAATGACGTTAAGGGTGTAGAGAGAAATAGTAAAGCATATTTCAATGAAGATACTTACTTTATAAACCACGAGCAAATCTTTTTATACAAAAGAAATAATAAGTGGACAGCTCCAAAAGGTTATTGCTTTGTAATACCTTTAAAAGCTACAGATCAATTTAATATTGAATCTGAAAAACCTTTACAAGGTATTGTTAAATATTCAGACGGTACAGTTAAGGTTGGAGATCTAGTTGGTTTTAGACCAAGTAGTGAATATGAGTTTATCGTCGATGGCGAAAGACTGTACAGAGTTTTATCTAATTTTATTACAATCAAATATGAATATCAAGGAAACGAAGAAGAATATAATCCAAGCTGGGCAGAGAGCAGTAGATGAGTTGATTAAAGTCGCTAAAGAACCTATTGTAGATTCAGATGATGATATATCAGCAGATAGACTAAAGAACGCGGCAGCTACTAAAAAACTAGCTATATTTGACGCATTTGAAATACTTAACAGAATCCAAGAAGAAGAACAATTACTTGAGGGCAAAACACCTAAAGAGACAGAGAAAAAAGCTTTTAAAGGATTCGCAGAAGGTAGATCTAGGTAATGTACGAGCAAAGTTTAGTTAAAACAATAGAACCTGTTAAGAAAACTACAATTAGTCGTCTTAACAAGGGTAAAAAATGGAAATATGGATATGATAAAGAACATGATATTGTCGTTATATCAAAAACTGGTCAAATTGGTGAAATACTTGAAATACAAAATTTGCGCATCGCGTTGCCAAAACGACCAGTGCAAGTGCATGCACATGAGTTAAATAAATGGGTAAAGCAAGATCAACCAAAAGAATTAGAACGTCTTAAAAATATATTTGATTGGAGAAGTTATCCCGAAGAAAACAAAGAACAGTGGTTTGATTATATAGACGAAGAGTTTAAAAGAAGAGATGAAGGCTTTTGGTTTATGAATAAAAACAAACCAACATATATAGTAGGAACTCACTACATGTACTTACAGTGGAGTAAAATTGATGTAGGTGCTCCAGATTTTAGAGAAGCAAATAGATTGTTCTTCATATTTTGGGAAGCTTGTAAAGCTGATAAAAGATGTTACGGCATGTGCTATCTTAAAAATAGACGTTCTGGATTTTCTTTTATGTCATCTGCTGAAACAGTTAATTTAGCTACATTAGCTACCGACGCTAGATATGGTATATTATCTAAAACAGGTAGTGATGCAAAAAAAATGTTTACTGACAAAGTAGTACCAATTAGTATTAACTATCCGTTTTTCTTTAAACCAATACAAGACGGTATGGATCGTCCTAAAACAGAGTTAGCATATAGAGTGCCAGCTAGCAAGTTTACAAGGAAAAAAATTACAGCAAACGAAAAGCTAGAAGATATACAAGGACTAGATACAACTATTGATTGGAAAAATACTGGAGATAATAGTTATGATGGTGAAAAACTAAACCTGCTAGTACATGATGAAAGTGGTAAATGGGAAAGACCCGATAATATATTAAACAACTGGAGAGTTACAAAAACGTGTTTACGATTAGGTAGTAGGATAGTTGGTAAATGCATGATGGGCTCAACTTCAAACGCATTAGATAAAGGTGGGGACAACTTTAAAAAATTATATAACGCTTCAGACGTTACAAAACGAAATCGTAATGGACAAACAAAATCTGGTTTATATTCTTTGTTTATCCCAATGGAATGGAACTACGAAGGATTTATTGACGAACACGGATATCCAGTCTTTGATAATCCAAGTGATGATGTTGTCGGACCAGACGGTGAATTAATAGATATAGGAATTATAGAACATTGGCAAAACGAAGCCGATGGTTTAAAAAATGATCACGACGCATTAAATGAGTTTTACAGACAGTTTCCTAAAACTACAGAACATGCGTTTAGAGACGAGGCTAAAAATAGTATATTTAATTTAGTAAAAATATACGAGCAGATAGATTATAATGAGGAAATGGGTAGAACGCTAGGAGTTACAAATGGTAATTTCCAATGGGCCGGAGGAATTAAAGATACTCAAGTTATATTTTATCCTGATCAAAAAGGTAGATTTAAAGTTAGTTGGGTTCCACCTCAACATTTGCAAAATAAAATAATACTAAAAAACGGTATAAAGTATCCTGGCAACGAACATATGGGAGCATTTGGCTGTGACTCTTATGATATATCAGGAACTGTAGATGGTAAAGGTTCTAAAGGAGCTTTACACGGATTAACTAAGTTTAGCATGGAAGATGCTCCCGCAAATAGCTTTTTTTTAGAATACTTATCAAGACCACCTACAGCTGAAATGTTTTTTGAAGATATGTTAATGGCAATAGTATTTTATGGTATGCCAATACTTGCAGAGAACAACAAACCACGTCTTTTATATTATTTAAGACGTAGAGGCTATAGAGGTTTTAGTATGAATCGTCCTGATAAAACATGGAATAAATTATCTGTAGCAGAAAAAGAAGTTGGAGGTATACCAAACTCTTCTGAAGATATAAAGCAAGCTCATGCCGCTGCGATTGAAATGTACATACAAAATCACGTAGGAATACAACAAGATGGAAGCTTTGGAGATTTGTATTTTAACGAATTATTAAATGATTGGAGTAGATTTGATATTACAAAAAGAACAAAGTATGATGCAACGATAAGCTCTGGGTTAGCAATAATGGCTTGCAATAGACATCTTTACGCTCCAAACGCTAAAATTGAAAAACCAGAATTAAAAATACATATTTCTAAATATTCAAACAAAGGTAATATGTCAAAAATAATAGAAAAATAAAATATGTCAACATTTAAAAACCGTCATTTTCCAAGCCAAGTAGTAAGCGATATAGAAAAGATTAGTTACGAATATGGTTTAAAAGTTGCAAAAGCTATAGAGCAAGAGTGGTTTGAAGAAAACACTCAGCACAATAGATGGAGAAACAATCATAATAACTTTCATAATTTAAGATTATACGCAAGGGGCGAGCAATCTGTACAGAAATATAAAGATGAATTATCTATCAATGGAGATTTATCATATCTTAATTTAGACTGGAAACCAGTTCCTATTATACCTAAATTTGTAGATATTTTAGTTAATGGAATGACGCAAAGAAATTATGATATAAAAGCTTATTCTCAAGATCCATACGGAGTAGGTAGAAGAACAGCATATATGGATGCTATATTAAAAGACATGCGAGCTAAAGAGTTAAACGATTATGTTAAACAAGCTTTTAATATAAACTTATATAGTAGCGATCCAGAACAACTTCCTCAAACAGAAGAGGAACTTAAATTACACATGCAGTTAACATATAAACAAAGTGTTGAACTAGCAGAAGAACAAGCGATAAACACATTACTTGAAGGTAATAATTACGACTTAATTAGAAAACGTTTTTATTATGACTTAGCTGTTTTAGGTATGGGCGCTGTTAAAACTTCTTTTAATACCTCAGAAGGAGTTGTTATAGATTATGTAGATCCTGCTAATCTAGTTTATTCTCATACTGATTCCCCTTATTTTGATGATATATATTATGTTGGAGAAGTTAAAACTATTCCTGTAAATGAATTAGTTAAACAGTTTCCTTTTTTAGAAAACGAAGACTTAGAAGATATAGTTAAAAATAAACATTACAATAGAGATAATTATATTAATAGAGACAATTCTCATAATGAAGATAATAACTCTGTACAAGTTTTATACTTTAATTATAAAACTTACATGAACGAAGTTTATAAAGTTAAAGAAACTGGTAGTGGTGCTGAAAAAGCAATAGAAAAAGACGATACTTTTAATCCACCAGAAGGAATGCAAGGTGATTATAACAAGGTTGCTAGATCTATAGAATGTCTTTATGACGGCGCTATGATTCTTGGTACTGATAAATTACTTAAGTGGGAAATGGCTAAAAATATGATGCGTCCTAAAAGTGATTATACTAAGGTTAAAATGAATTACTCGATTGTTGCACCTAGAATGTATAATGGTAAAATAGAATCACTTGTTAGTAGAATTACTGGATTTGCTGATATGATTCAACTAACACATTTAAAATTACAACAGGTATTATCAAGAATGGTTCCTGATGGTGTTTATATGGACGCTGATGGTTTAGCTGAAATAGATTTGGGTAATGGAACAAACTATAATCCACAAGAAGCTTTGAACATGTATTTCCAAACTGGTAGTGTTATTGGAAGGTCATTTACGCAAGAAGGAGATCAAAATCCAGGTAAGATGCCAATTCAAGAAATATCAGGTGGTCAAGGTGCTGGTAATAAAATGCAAGCGCTTATAGGTAATTATAATTATTACTTACAGATGATAAGAGATGTAACCGGGCTTAACGAAGCTAGAGATGGTAGTAATCCTGATAAATACTCTTTAGTTGGTGTACAAAAGTTAGCGGCGGCTAATTCAAATGTAGCTACTAGACACGTGTTACAGTCTGGGTTATATTTAACAGCTTCTGTTGCAGAATGTTTGTCTCTTAGAATATCTGATATATTAGAATACTCTCCAACTTCAGAAGCGTTTATTAGAAGTATTGGCATGCACAACGTGGCAACTTTACAAGAAATAAGTAGTTTGCATTTATATGACTTTGGTATATTTATAGAGTTAGCACCTGATGAAGAAGAAAAACAAATGTTAGAAAACAACATTCAAGTAGCACTTCAACAACAAAGTATAGATTTAGAAGACGCTATTGATCTTAGAGAAATTAAAAGTGTAAAGTTAGCTAATCAAGTTCTTAAAATAAGAAGAAAAAAGAAACTAGAACGAGATCAACAAATGCAACAAGAGAACATAAGAGCACAAGCTGACGCTAACGCACAACAACAGCAAGCAGCTGCTCAGTCTGAAGTTCAAAAACAACAAGCGTTAACGCAAGCTCAAATTTCTTTAGAACAAGCTAAATCTCAAATGAAAGCACAATCAATGGTTCAAGAGACAGAACTTAAAAAACAGTTAATGCAATTAGAATTTAACTACGATATGCAATTAAAGCAGCTTGAAGTAGATGTTGCTGCTGGAAAAGAAAAAGAAAAAGAAGATAGAAAAGACGAAAGAACTAGAATTCAAGCTTCTCAACAAAGTGAGATGATAGATCAAAGAAACAATCAAAAACCACCTAAAAACTTTGAGACAACAAGTGATAATATGATGGGAGGTTTTGGTTTAGAGATGTAAAAATTTATTAACTATTATTATATTATATTATGGCAGAAAAAAAAGAAGAGCCAAAAGTAGACAACGAAACTGGCTCATTAAAAGTAAAAGAAAAAAAAGAACAACAACCTACAGGTAACGAAACTAAAGGTAATGTTACCAAGGTAAAAGAAAAAATGAAAACGAAACCTATTATAGAAGAAAAAACTATAACTAAGGTGGATTTAAACAAACCAAAAAAACCAGAAGAAAATGAAGTTAAAGAAAATAACACTGACAACGAGGGAGTGGTTACAGTCGCTGAAGATGCCAACACCTCACAAGAACAAAAAGAAGTACAGCCGGAAACAGAAGCACAAGAAGCTTCAACATTAGAAGAGGTTGTTAGTGAAAATAAAGAAGTAGAAAAAGTTGCTGACGCTGCTGAAGAAGCTATTAAAGAATCAATAGAAACTGGAAAGCCATTACCTGAAAGCGTGCAAAAGTTAGTTAACTTCATGGAAGAAACTGGCGGTGATTTAAATGACTACGTAAAATTAAATCAAGATTATGATGAATTTGATAATCAAGATTTATTACATGAATACTACAAGCAAACAAAACCTCATTTAAACAACGAAGAAATTAGCTTCCTTATGGAAGATCAATTCTCTTATAACGAAGATACAGACGATGAAAGAGAAATTAAAAGAAAAAAACTAGCATTAAAAGAGCAAGTTGCCAGTGCTAGAAGCCACCTGGACGGGCAAAAGTCCAAGTACTATGAAGAAATTAAAGCTGGAAGCAAACTTACAGCTGAACAGCAGAAAGCAATTGATTTCTTTAATAGATATAACAAGGAAGAAGCAGAAAATAAGCAAGAAACGGAAAAACGTGTCTCTGTTTTTAAAAATAAAACTAACGAAGTTTTTAACGACGAGTTCAAAGGTTTTGAATACAATGTCGGAGATAAAAAATATAGATACAACGTTCAAGATGCTAAAAAAGTTGGAGAGAACCAAAGCGATATAAGTAATTTTATCGGAAAGTTTCTGGATGAAAATAACACTATGAAAGATGCTGAAGGTTATCATAAATCACTTTTTACAGCAAATAATGCTGATGCTATTGCTAGACATTTTTACGAACAAGGAAAATCAGATGCTATTAAACAAAGTGTTGAAAAGGGGAAAAATATTGACATGGAACCTAGACAAGCACATGGTGAGGTACAAGCTGGCGGACTTAAAGTAAAAGTATTAGGTGATAATACTGCTGATTTCAAATTTAAAATTAAAAACAAAAAATAACAATTTAAAAATTATTAATTATGGCAATTACAAATGGTCCTTTGTTAAATAGTGTACCTGCTCCACAGCAGCAAACACTAGTAACAAATTACTTAGATTTCAACACAGACATGGGTTGGGCTCAACAATATTTACCAGATCTAATGGAGAAAGAAGCTGAGGTTTTCGGACCGAGAACTATTTCAGGTTTCTTATCGCAAGTTGGAGCTGAAGAAGCGATGACTGCTGATCAAGTTATTTGGTCTGAGCAAGGTCGTTTACACCTTTCTTATAAAGGTCACATTCACCACGCATCAACAAATGGTGGTCAAATTGATATTCTTAAGGATATTGATGAAACTGCAGGTTTTTCTGCTGCTAAAGTTGGTATTAGAGTTAACGATACTGTTATCGTTGCTAACTCAGAAGGAGTGGTTAAATGTTTAGTTTCTGCAGTAAGTGCTGCTGGAAGAATAGATGTTAAACCTTTTGAGGCTGCAAGTTTAAGTGCTGCTGGTATTACTACAACACACTCTGACACTAGTCTTGGAACAACTGTATTAGTTTATGGTTCTGAGTACGCAAAAGGTGTTGGTTACAACCAAAAAGATGCTACATCTACAGTAGAATCAAGAGGTGCTAATGAGCCAGACTTTAAAACTTTTAGTAACAAACCAATTATAATGAAAGATTACTATGAGGTGTCAGGTTCTGATACAGCTAGAATCGGTTGGGTTGAAACTACTGGTGAAACTGGTCAATCAGGTTACATGTGGTACTTAAAAGCTGAAGCTGATACAAGAGCACGTTTTACTGATTACTTAGAAATGGCAATGTTAGAAGGTGAAAAAGGTTTAGATTCAACTGCTGCAACTGCTGTTGATGATTTCCTTTACGGTGCTAGCGGTGGAGAAGCTGTAGGTACTGAAGGTTTATTCGCTGCTATTACCTCTAGAGGTAACGTTACTTCTGGTGTTACTGGTGTTAACGGTAATACTGATTTAGCTGAGTTCGATGCAATACTTGCTGAGTTTGATAAGCAAGGTGCTATTGAAGAAAACATGATGTTTGTAAACAGAGCTACTTCGTTAGCAATAGATGACATGTTAGCTTCAATGAATTCTTACGGTGCTGGTGGTACATCTTACGGTGTATTTAACAACTCTGAAGATATGGCGTTAAATTTAGGTTTCTCTGGATTCCGAAGAGGTTCTTATGACTTCTACAAATCTGACTTCAGATACTTAAATGACTTAGCAACAAGAGGTGGTATTAATGCTGCTGCTACTGCTAACGCAATTAGAGGAGTTATAATTCCAGCTGGAACATCTACTGTTTATGATCAAATGTTAGGGAAAAACTTAAAACGTCCATTCTTACATGTGCGTTATAGAGCTTCTCAAACTGATGACAGAAAAATGAAAACATGGGTTACTGGTTCGGTTGGTGCTGCTACATCTGCACTTGACGCAATGCAAATCCACATGCTTTCTGAAAGATGTTTAGTTACTCAAGGTGCTAACAACTTTATGTTAATGAAGTAAGCATTTATTATATTAAGGATCGAGGCTTCGGCCTCGACCCTTTCTTTTTATTAATTTTATTATATATTATATTATGGCAAAAAAAACAAAAAAAGTGGTAGAACCACAAATAGAAGAAAAGTTTGAAGAAACTTTTGAAGAAACAATGGTTGAAACAATTACAGTTGAAGAACCAAAAGCAAGAGAAAGAGTCAAACCTAAAGAAGAGTGGGAGATAAAAGATAGAGTTTATTATTTGAAAGGAAGAGCAAAACCTCTTTCTCGATCAATTAAAGCTACTAACATTTTTTATTTTGACGAAGAAAAAGGATACGAAAGAGAACTTAAATATTGTCAAAATCAAAAAACTCCATTTGTAGACGAAATGAAAGGAGATCAAAGATTAGAGCATATTGTTTTTAGATCTGGAAGTTTGTTTGTTCCAAGAAATCAACAAACTTTACAAAAACTATTAAGTTTGTATCATCCACATAGAGATAAAATCTATTACGAGTATAAACCAGCTAAGTTAGCTGAAGAAGAAATAGATATATTAGAAATGCAAGTAGATGCTTTAACGGCAGCTAGAAATATTGATATTGATATGGCAGAAGCAATTATGCGTGTAGAAAAAGGTTCTGAGGTATCTAAGCTAAGTTCTAAGGAGCTTAGAAGAGATTTACTAGTATTTGCACGTAACAATCCTAAACTATTCTTAGAATTAGCAGATGATGAAAATGTAATGTTAAGAAATTTTGGTATTAGAGCTGTAGAAGCTGGTATATTAAGATTATCTTCTGATCAAAGAAACTTTTTATGGGGTTCTAACGGAAGAAAAATAATGGTAATACCGTTTGACGAACATCCATACACCGCTTTAGCACATTGGTTTAAAACTGATGAAGGTATGGAAGTATTTTCTAATATTGAAAAAAGATTAAACGAGTAATAACAATAATATGGTTGCCCTTCGGGGCGACCATTTATTAAAAATTTAATTATATGGCAAAGTCAAAAGGATTAGGAGATTCAATAGAAAAAATAACAAAAGCAACTGGAATAAAAAAAGTTGTAGATACTGTAGCTAAAGCTACGGGAAAAGATTGTGGTTGTAAACAACGTAAAAATAATTTAAACAGAATGTTTCCTTATAATCCAAGGGGATCATGGTTAAGTGAAAGATTTAAATAAAAAACAAAATGGTTAATATAGATACAGTATATCAAAGAGTTTTGGCTTTAGCTAATAAAGAGCAAAGAGGTTATATAACGCCTTTAGAATTTAATCTTTTAGCTAATCAAGCTCAATTAGATGTTTTTGAACAATATTTTTATGATAGAAATCAAACGTCTAGAGCGCCTGGAAATGCAACTCATTTTTCAGATGTTGATAGTATGCTAGATGAAAAAATATCTGTATTTGAACTTTCGGCTTTAACTTCAAATGGAAACTTGCCAGCTAACTTATATAGATTAGGTTCTATTACTATTAGTCCATTTGCTGGTCAAATAGTAGAAGTTAAAAACGTAAGTATGAAACAATGGGCAAATATGAATAGTTCACCATTATTAAAACCAAGTAAACATCGCCCTGTTTACACAAGAAGAAATAATACCGTACAAATATATGGAGACAATAACGTTAATATAGCAATGGGTACTAACACTGCAACTGTTAACTATGTAGGTCGACCAGGTAAAGTTGAATGGGGTTATGATGTAGTTGGAGGAAAAGCACTGCATAATGGTTCTCCAGGTAGAACAACACACTTTCAACATCATCCGTCTGAAGAAACAACACTAGTAATGAAAGTATTAGAGTTAGCAGGTGTTATAATACAAGATCCAGGCGTTATACAATATGCCGACCAAGAGCAGACTAAGAAAATACAACAAGAAAAATCATAATAAATGGGACTACTAAACCAAACGCAACAACAGTATTATGGAGGAACTAAGTCATTTACAGGTGACGGTGTAACAGATATATTTACTATATCAACAACTCAAACACAATTTCCAGGATCATTTAACATGATTGGTGTAGAAAATCCAAATGTAAGTGTTTATATAGATGGAGTTTTATATGCTCAATCTTTTATCAATGCAGGTAACAACACGGTTGTTAATTATAACTTTAGATATACAACAAATGATGGTTGGCATGTTGATTTTATTGGAAACACACCGGAAAGCGGTGCTGAAATAAAGTTAGTAGTAGACACGAGTCAATATCAAAACCCATCAACAGGTGTAATAGAAAAAGTTGTTCCATATCAATTTACAACACTTAAACATATTATAAATAATTTTGTAGTAGCATATACTGGAGAAGATAAAATAATATCTAAGGTAAATAGAACAGATGTACAGTTCCACGCAATGAGAGCTTTACAAGAATTATCATTTGATACTTTTAAATCAACAAAATCTCAAGAAATAGAAGTTCCACCTTCATTAAAAATGATATTACCACATGATTATGTTAACTATGTAAAGTTAACGCGTAAAGATTCTAATGGTATAGAAAGAATATTGTACCCAACAATATTTTCTTCTGATCCAAAAGCTATAAAGCAAAACGCGGATGGTACTTATGATTTTGATATAAATGGAGATGGTATTAATGATACAGACGAGTTAATAAGTCCTGATAATTCAGACACTTGGAATAGTTATAAATCACAAGAAGTAGTTGATATAGATTATGACCACCACCATGACCATGATCATTGGGAACTTGATAACAAAAGATATGGACTAAGTCCACAGCACGCACAAATGAACGGGAATTTTTATATAAATGAAAGTGAAGGATATATTCACTTTAGTTCTAATGTGTCTGGATCAACGGTTACATTAAAATATATAAGCGATAGTCTTGGTACAGATGAAGAAATGCAAGTTCATAAACTAGCTGAAGAAGCTATGTACAAACACATTATGTATGCTTTAATTTCAACTAGAATGAACATACCAGAATATGTAGTACAAAGATATAAAAAAGAAAGATTTGCTGAAACAAGAAAGGCAAAACTAAGACTATCAAATATCAAATTAGAAGAAATCACTCAAATTTTAAGAGGTAAATCCAAATTTATAAAACACTAAAATATGCCTGAAATGAAAAACAACTTTCAAAGAGGTCGAATGAACAAAGACCTTGATGAAAGATTAGTGCCAAATGGTGAATATAGAGACGCTTTAAATGTAGAGGTGTCTACTTCTAATGAGTCTGATATTGGTACTTTACAAACTATTAAAGGCAATGTGTTTTTACCAGGTCAACTACAAAGTGGTGTTTGTATTGGTTCTATAGCTAATGATAGAACTAACAAACTATATTTTATGGTTGCTGGTGAAGAAAGAGACATAATAGTAGAATATAACTACACAGATGAATCTTTTACCCCTGTGTGTGTAGATAATCATGCGGCTACAGGTGTTAGAGCTTTAAATTTTAACGCGGATTATTTAATTACAGGTATAAATATTATTGAAGATTTATTATTTTGGACAGATAACAATTCTGAACCTAAAAGAATAAATATAACAAGAGGTAAAGCGGGTAGTCCTAATTGGTCTACCCATACTAGTTTAATGGTGCGAGATACTTCTTTAAATGCAGCGCCAAATGCACTTGTTGATTCAGGAAAACCAATAGAAGAAGAGCATTTAACAGTTATAAGAAAAGGTCCTCCAGCACCTGTTTTAGAAATGATAGATGCTGCTCGAGGAGATCAAGATGGTGACAACGATAGAGGTGGCGACGAATTAACAAGAGAATTAGCAGGTATAGGGCTTAATGGTAATCTTGACACGTGGATAAATATAGATACTGGAGAGCTAGCGGAGCAAATAATTATAAAAGTAGCAAGCGATCCAGATGGTGATACCGGCTACCAACGTGGTACAGACTTTCTTGCTGGTGATTATATAATTGTATATGCTTGGGACGATCCTACGGTTAGAGTTAGATTAAAAGTTCTTAGTGGTGGTTCTGTAGGTTATACTTGTTCTATAGAATCTGGAGATATTGAGATAACAGATTACGAAAGATGGGTAGCAACACTAGAAAGACCAGATAGTTTATTTCAGTTTAAATTTGTAAGATTTGCATGTAGATATAAATATGAAGATGGCGAATACTCAGCTTTCTCACCTTTCACCCAACCTGCTTTCTTACCAGGTAAGTTTAACTACGTACCAAAAGAAGGATACAACCTTGGTATGCTTAACAATGTTAGACGTTTAGCTGTAAAAGATTTTGTTCATGATAGACAAATATCAGATAATGTTATTGCTATAGATATATTATATAAAGAATCAAACTCTGCAAATGTTTATTCTGTAAAAACAATAAAAAGAAGAGATTATAATCCTAATAAATGGGATGAGTGGAATGCTATATCAAAAGACACGGTGTCTAACCCAAGTAATATAGATTTTTGGGAGGGAACAAAAGGTAGAGTGAAAGGATATATGCCTATAGATTCAGAGATGATACATGCTACCTTGCCAGCTAATCAGTTGTTAAGGCCTTGGGATAATGTACCTAGAAAAGCTTTAGCGCAAGAAGTTATAGGTAATAGATTAGTTTATGGAAACTATTTACAAAATTATAATTTAGAAAATTTAGATTTAACACCAGGAGATAGTAATATTAAAGTAGATGTTAAAGTATCTATAGACAGTCGCAACATTGGAGGCACACTTCCAGAAGAAGTACACGCTGGATTATTAGATCATATAGATTATAATCCAGCTAAATCTATAAAATCACTTAGAACATATCAACTAGGTGTAGTTTATTTAGATAAGTATGGTAGAGAAACACCTGTTTTCTCTGAAGACAAAAGAGGTTCTGTTTTAAATTTAAATCAAATAGCCCCAACAGAATCTTCTATTTATGTAGAAAAAAGTAAAGCTCCTAAAAGAAATTCTTTACTTGCTAAAATGGAAAACAATCCACCTGACTGGGCTACTCATATGAAATTTTTTGTCAAAGAAACTTCTAACGAATACTACAATTTATGTATGGATCGTTGGTATGAAGCTGAAGATGGTAATATATGGTTGTCTTTTCCAAGCGCTGATAGAAACAAAGTAGATGAAGAAACTTTTATAATACTTAAAAAAGAACACGATAATAGCGAGTTTGTTAACGAACCTGGTAGATATAAAATTATAGCAATTGAAAACGAAGCACCTAGATTTATTAAGTTGCAAAATATATCTATGGGTGGTATTACAGATTTTGAAAATACTGGTGCATCGCCACCTCATTATCAAATAGGACCTAATGGAAATGGTTTTCCAGGACCGGCCGGTAGTGGTTTACACTCTTTTCAAATAAATATACATGCAGATGCTTTTGAAGACGCTGGTTGGAAAGAAAGTTTAATAAACCAAGATATTTCACAATGTTTTTTTAGGGTTAAAGGAGCTGGCGTTGGTACTAGTAAGTATTATAGATTAAAACAAGTTACGTTTGATGGTGGTGATGGAACATATGTTTTAAAATCTGCTAAACAATTTGGAAATGATATGGATTTCACTTCTGCTGATGGTACTTATTTTACTAGAAACAAAGGTTTAGAAGTAGAGGTAATGAAGAAAATACCAGAGGACAGAGCGGAGTTTGATGGTAGGTTTTTTGTAAAAATACTAAAAGATGATACTTTAATAGCAAGGCTTGGTATTGTTTCAGGTTCTACAACAAATCTTGTTACTACTAGTAGCATGAGAATACAATATATAAATCCTAAAGCAATACAATCTGATTGGGGCGGATGGGATGGTTATGGTACGGATCCAATGAAAATTTCTCTTGATAATAGAATGAGTACTCATTGGTTTGAACCTCCTAGTTACGCGGGTGGTGATGGAGATAATTTTTGGAAAATGGCTGGAGACGACGAAAGTGTTGAATCTGATAGTGCGTCTTCAGGTTGGTTTATTGATGGTGTAGAAGCTTTTAGACCTCTTAAAGGTCAAGTTAGAAAGTTTGTGTCTAACAAAGATGATAATGTTAAGTGGACAGCTGGGCAAAGTTGTTCTGGAAGAAATTGCGATTATATATCTTCTTGGAACAATCCAATTGGAAGATTATTGCAAGTTACTGGTCTTGATACGTACGATGATGGTAATGGACGGCCTTATTTAGACATGGATATATATGGCCCAGGAAGAGATGGTGATTTTATGAGAGACCATCATGATGTTTCTCGTAGTTTGGCCATAGATCCTAGCATTGGATTGATACATCTTTCTTACTCTGGTTTAAATGAAACAGCTGGTGGTGGTTCTTACGCTGGAAAAGATGATTATACAAATGATGATTGGGATTTTAAGCAAGGTCCTAAACACGGTGTTGATATAACGTTTATAACGAAATTATTAAAACCAGGCACTTTATTTACATTTAAAGAAGATCCTGGTCAAGTTTTATATAAAACTATAACCCCAGGAGCGGCAAATACAAACAGTAAGTACACAGCCGTTAACACGAATAGAGAGCAGCAAGATAGAGATGGTGGAAAAGGGGTTTTTCTTTATAATTATTCTCTTTTTAATGATTATCTTATTACTGATCATCACAATGCAAACGTAGATAATTTTTGGTGCGGACCATGGACAGTTTGGTTTACTGATTTTGCCTCTAGATCTATTGGTAATCATGGTTGGAGTTGTGGTGAATTTTTGCTTTATTACGCTAGTATAACTTCGTATCATGTTTCTTTATGGGCTCATGGAGGTACACCAGGGGCCGGCAGTTGGGATTCTGACGATTTACTTGGTCAATTAGGTGGTTGGGATGATCATAAAAGATTTCCTAATGGAGTACACCATTGGAAAACTTGTTATAATAGACGTAGAAGATTTGCTATATTTGCAGAGGTTGCAGATGGAGGTGGTGCTTTAGGTTCTGTTGGTCCACACTATTACTTACCAACAAACGACCCTAATTTACCTGCTCATTTTGATGCTACAGCTAATCCAATAACAGCTTTTCCAACTGGACATGCACAAGCTGGAACTTCTTTTGAATCTTTAGGTGCTGCAGGTAAAGCACCTGGTGTTAGACCAGATGGAATGTACTCTGGATACAATGATCACCCGGGTGGGCCTTACGAGTTTGATTTAGGTGATGGAAACGGTATGATTGAGATAGATCAAATACCACAATATAAACGTTGGGATGCTAACAATACTGAAAATGGTGGTGCGCCTAGACAATCTGGAGACCCAGGAAGTTTTACTATTGAAATTAAAGAGCAATTTGAAGAAGATTCTGAAAAATTTACTAGTACAAATCCAGCTATATGGGAAACAGAACCAAAAGAAGATGTTGGTTTAGATATATACCACGAAGTTGGACAAATATATCCTATATATTTAAATGACGAAACTATAGAACAGTTTGTTGGACCAGTACACTTTGATATATCAAAAAATTCTTTTGTAGAATGTTTTGATCCTTCTTATTTGCCTGGTGGTGGAACTGGAACTACGGTTTTAGATATACCACAATATCAAGGTACAGCAATTACCGATGTACCAACAACTGATGTTAGAGTTTTAGCGGTTAAAGGAAATTATGTTCGACTTGGTATACCTCAAAGCCCGAGTGTAATGATAGCGCAAGAAATACCTATGGATAGTAACGATTCTACTCACGTTACTCCACCGCTCGGGTCTTTATTAAGATTTCATAGAGCAGATGGTAGTAGAACAGAAGCGCACGTAGGTCCTGATACATATAATGTTCCAGGCGAAGGAGATTGGTACGAGTTAGTAGGAGATTATACTACGAGTGAAGTAGGTGTTCACAATAAAGAAATAAGATTACCTTGGTTTAATTGTTATTCGTTTGGAAACGGTGTTGAATCTGATAGAATACGAGATGATTTTAATCAAGTTACAATAGATAATGGACCTAAAGCTTCTACAACGTTAGAAGAACCATACCTAGAAGAAAGAAGAACAAATGGATTTATATGGTCAGGTTTATATAATTCAACAAGTGGCGTTAATGATTTAAACCAATTTATAGCTGCAGAAAAAATAACTAAAGATTCAAATCCTTCTTATGGTAGTATACAAAAATTACATGCTAGAGATTCGGACTTAGTTGCTATTTGTGAAGATAGAGTTTTAAAAGTACTAGCAAATAAAGATGCTTTATTTAATGCTGATGGAAATCAAAACTTAGTATCTACAGATAGAGTTTTAGGTAATATTAGACCATTTATTGGTGATTACGGTATATCTACAAATCCAGAGTCTTTTGCTTTTGATTCATATAGAGCATATTGGGCTGATTCAAGTAGAGGCGCTATATTAAGATTATCTCAAGATGGTATAACACCTATATCTGATATTGGTATGAAAGATTGGTTTGCTGATCATTTATCTAAAAATGGAGATCATAACATAATAGGTAGTTTTGACGATCTTAAAGGTGAATACAACATAACATTGCAATCAATGTTTGCAGATGATTTTACATGTGTACCACCATCAATAGTTCAGTACATATATGGTTGTACAGATCCATCGGCAATTAATTACAACCCGCAAGCAACTAATAATGACGGTTCTTGTACTTATCCTCCAGTAGTTGTTAGTGGGTGTACAGATCCTTTAGCTCTAAACTACAACTCAAATGCTAACGTGGACGATGGTTCTTGTACTTATCCACCTCCTCCTATCCAATGTAATGCTGATTGTGGTATTAAATACAGAGTGCCCGACTCAGCAAAAACATATATTACTAGCGAAGAGTGTTACCACGTTTTTGGCTTTGCGCTTCCGTGGTTAGGTAGTTCCGGTACGGGTGCTGGTTCTCCAGGTACGGTTATTGAAGACCCTAACGGTGGGACTCCAATCCACGTGTTAATGATGTCAGTTAAAGAAGATGACATAAGTTGGCAAGTTGGTGCAAATGATTATTTAAGAAATCTTTTTAACGGCGGACAGATCACTGTACCTGGCGTTCCAGGAGGAAATTATAGTCCACCACCAGTTGGTACTACTTGGCATATAGACGGAAGTCCATTAGCGCTTGCTACCGCTGGATTAGTTTACACGCTTAACGGACCTTTTGGATCTGCTTCTGTTGGGTATGTAACATACATGGGTACAACTCCCGGTGTTTGGATTAATTCTGCAGGTAATTGGGCTAGATATAGACCGCTAAATACTGTTCCAAGTAGTGTAATGGAGGTATATGGTCCTCACATTTTAAGTAGCGGGCCAACGACAGTTAATGGTGGTCCAGCAGCGCCGGCTTTATATAATAAACTCGATGGTCTTTGGGGACAAAATCTTACCCTTGTAAATAATACACATCCATTACAAGCTGGTGTAGCTTATGATTTTACAAACTACTCGCTAGTACCTCCGATTTTTGATTTTTCAACATGGGATTCAAACGTTCCTGGTATTGGTAACATGCCAATTACACCTTTATTTGGTACTTATCATGGTACTAGCGCTGGAACAACTATGACGGGCTGCGACAATAGTGGTGTAATTACAAACACAAATGGTCCTTGGACAAATCCAGCACCATCACCAATAGCCTCTCCACTACCTATGTCGTTAAGAGATATACCTAGTTACGGAAATGATATTCCTTATGTTTCTGGTCCAACCAATATAGGTGAGCCTTCTAGACCAACCGGTACAGATCAACCTCCTGGTCCAACTACTATAGAACCGCGTATATTTATACCAAGCACAGGGGAAGAAATTGGATATACAGGAGGTGGTGTTAAAGGCACCTTATCATTTAGCGAAGATACTAAAGGCTGGGTTTCTTTTAAATCATGGAACCATGAAAACGGATTGAGTTTAAATAACAGTTATTATACATTTAATCAAGGACAGATGTATCAACATCACATTAATGATGTTCATAATAATTTTTACGGTACACAATTTGAATCATCAGTTGATGTACTTTTAAACCAATTACCTAGCGTTATAAAAAGTTATTCAACATTTAACTATGAAGGTTCCCAAGCTAGAATAACTCCTGGTATAAACAACAATCCTGACTACTACGACAATCTACCTAAAGATGGTTGGTATATAGATAGCGCGTATTCTAATGCTCAAGAGTTAGGTATTTTAGAGTTTTGGGATAAAGAAGATAAATGGTTTGCTCAAGTGCAGGGAGTTGCTACTCAATGGTTAAACGACGGAACAGCAGGAAATATTGATCCTAGAGAGTTTTCGTTCCAAGGTATAGGTAATGCGAAAGTTAACTGTCTTGATTGTCCAGATACTGTTACTTGGAATTGTATAGTTGGAGAAAGTGGTTGCGAATGTGAAAGTGTAATTGGAAAAGGTGGTGAGTTTATTTCTTTAGAAGAATGCGAATCAAGCAACACTTGTTGTAATAAATCAAAAGAATCTTACTCTTGTTGTGATGGTGTATGTGTTGACCCTGGTGATGGTACCGGGCAATATTCTAGTTATTGTGATTGTGTTAATAATAGCCGTTGTTGTGATGAAGGCGTGGCTTACATGTACACTTGTGCTGGTGTAACTCCACCAAGCAATTACGTGTTTGGTTGTATGGACGACGGTACAACTACAGATCCTTTTATAATACAACAAAGACCACTTGGGTGGTTTGGCCCAGCAACAACGTATGATCCAAACGCAAATGTACATTCTTGTGACTGTGTTTATGCTATTAGAGAAAGTTGGGATTGTGAAAATGATGGTACTTGTATAGAAAGATTTGACGGTTCTGGACAATATCCTACTGAAGCAGATTGTATTAATGATTGTACCGCGGTAGTTTCGCCTTGCGAAGGTCAGAACTTAGCTTTCGAAAAAGATGTTGTTAATCCAATGGCAATGCAAACTAGCTTTGGCGGACCACCTTGTCTTGAAGAAACAACGGTAGATGGATCTGTTAGAGTAAAAATGACTGATCAAAATTCTTCAACACCTGTAACCACTTGGACGATGGATATATATAGCCCTGATTGGTCTAGCGGTAATCCACAAATAGGAAACCTTCTTTTTGACGATCCAACTGTTTATAATATTGGAAGTTGGTCTAATGTTTACACTGGTTTAGTAATTCCAGCTGTTTCAGGTGGTACTATGAACGTTTACTATGTTAAAATTACAGATAATCATGGTTGTGAGTATGGTCCTTATATGGTCGATGTTTATTGTAATGAAAGAAATATAGACCCTTGTTACGGATACGTTGACCCACCTGTTGGAAGTCAATATTATGGATGTTGTGAAAAATGCAATAGCGTTATTACTCAAGGACAAACATCAGATCCTTGTTACAACTGGTGTAATCAATGGCAAAAATGTTGCGTAGTTGACGGTGGAGGAATAGATCCAACTCTCACTGATGATCCTACACTACCAAGTAATTATCCTTGCCCACCAACAGATCTCAATTCGCCGTGGTATACTTATCAACCAGTACCAGCACCTACCTTATGGCAAAATGCAGGCTACCCACTTCAAGAATTTTGTGATTCCGACTGGTGTATAGACGGTGATGGTAACCCAATACTATCTGGTCCTACTGGATCTGGTCCACATCCTGATTGTGTGTGTTGCCCTACTTTTGATTGTTTTGAAGGTCAATGTGTTGAAAATGGTTTAGGAACTGGTTTTTACCCTTCTAAAGTGGCGTGCTTGGAATCTACGTGTATCACACCAAACTATAAATGTGTACAGCAAGGAGCTCCTTGTCAACCCACTACAGATCCAGTTAATTATATTGATGTTTTTGATAGTCAGTTTGATTGCGATATTTCATGCGGACTTAGAGCCGATCCTAATGTTTAATACAAATAATTATAAATAATATAAAATGGCACACTACGGTACACATAATGATAACATGTCTATGACACCAGCTTCTATAGATGCTAGTGGTAAAAAGATAGCCTCTATAGATGCTAGTGGTAAAAAGATATTTAACACTCTTTCATGTCCTTGTTCTAGTAAAGCTATAAAGCTAGACAACGATCGTATTGTTTGTGAGGTAAATAACTTTGGTGACATTATTACTTTAAACGCTATTCCAATACAAAATCATCTTGTTGGTGGTTCTAGACCAAGAGTTAAAGACAAGTGGAGATGTACTGGTATAAAATGCAATGAAGGTAGTTTTAAATGGGACTCACTATATATTGTTGATATTAAAGAAGAAATAGACACTGGAAAAACTTCTCTTTTTAATTCTAAAGTTTCAACTTCTAATTGCTATATTCCTAATTTTGATCTTGGCGTTAAAACCAGTAGTAATGAAATTACATGGACAGACGAAGACTTAGCTCAATATTCAGACTTATTAATAAGTTACGGCTTTGACGGTTCAACAGATATAAATATTGAAGACAACTTAGGTACAGTTAATGGTTTACCTGTGTTTGAAACTGAAAAACAAGCTTGGCATTATAGCAATTTTAAAAGAGTAAGAGGGCCATTAGGAATTTCAGCTGTTGAGTATTTAAGTGATGATATAAATGGTTTTATACCTGGAATATATACTGGTAAAGAAAAACTAATAACTAATGTTGTATTGAATGGAAAAAATATATTAAATTATAAAGAAGATTTTAAAGAAAAAAATCCAAATGTTCACGCAGCTTACAACCCCACAGTAAGCGCTATGGGTGGTTTTATAGATATTAAAATAAATGGTGTTAATAAGCCATCTTTTACTTTAAGCTTAAAAGACAGTAGTGGTTCTTGCGTGTTAAAAGAAAAAATAAAAAACAAAAGTAGTGATAACTACACTTTTCAATATAAAGTACCCGCTTTACCAACTGGTAAAACACTTGAAACATATCAAGTAGAATTGTCACTTAACGATGGTTCACTATATGATGTGTCTGGTTTTGGTCCAACAGTTGGTGTTTTAAAAGCAAATATATACCAATACGCTATATCTAATTATTCAATTCAAGCTGTGAGTACTGTTGACGATGCTTTTACTACTACCACAACTGAAAAAACCATATCTGGAGAAGCTTTATCACATATAACATCTTATAGCAAACAAACAACAGATCTTCCGTTAGAACACACGGTTACGTTAACTAGAAGTTCTGGCACTAGTTTGCTTTACGTAACAAAAACACCAAAAGTAAGCGAGGTTATAACTGATAGCTCTTTTATATATAGAGATGTTATTAGAGAGGATAAAGATAACTCTCTGGTTAAAGAGTTTTTAGTACGTAGTAGCTCTAGCTCTAGTGATGGCGCAAGTATTACTAAAACTGGGGATATACTTGCTGGTATGAAAACAAAGTTTACAACTACAAAAACTAAAGAAGTTATAAGCTCTATAGATTTAGAAACAAAAGAACCTTGCGAAGAAGATCGTGTTGATGTTTATACTAATAAATTTAATATAATAAATAGTCCTAATGATATTTTTGAAGATATGGTTGTTACAGGTGTTGATATTGACAATAATAACTTTACTACTTCACTAGTTTCTATAGAGAGTAATGAAGGCGGTTTTTCTTGTATAACATTAGGTGAAAAATATATTTTAGATAAAGGTACTATTTTAACATTTACTTATAAACATAGAGCAAATGTTATTAGTGTGGAACAAAGTAGAAACGGCCAACTAGTTAAAATTAGTAACTCATGTAGGGTTGAACACGGTCAAACGTTAGAGTTTAGAAGTGGTAATGAATCTTATATTAAAGGTAGAATTAAACATACAGCAACTGGATCAAGTTCAATAACAATCACTACAACTATTGACGATGTTAAGTTTGGTCGTGAAGATCAAACTTTTACATTAAATGTAGCTGATTTTGTTAGTATAAAACCACCAGCTAAAGATCAAAAAATAACCGTAGGTAAAGACAGTAACATTTACATTGATTATACAAAAGGTGTTAATAGTAAAGATGTTAGAAGTTTAGATGTTAATGTTACAAGTGGACCTAAAAGTGGATTGTTATCTAGTCTTGTTAAAGATACTGACGTAGATCATCTTGCGGGTAATCGCTATACACCAGGAGATGGTTTTACAGGCAAAGATAAAATAAAATTTACATTGTCTGATGGTGTTAACACTAGTGACGAAAAAACAATTTTCATAACAGTAAAATAAAAATAAATGGCAACAGTAGTATTAAATTTTGGTCATCAACTTAATACATCTCTTCAAGTAGGAGATATGGTTTACTATGTAGAAACACAACCTTTTCCAGGTCAAACGCCTGGTCAAAATGGTAATTGGGCATCAACAACCACACCTCACGTAACTGGAGAAAGAGAAAACATAAGATTAATTGGACCTGTAACACTTATTCAAGATAACATTATAAATTGTGATATGGACAATTCTTTAGCAGCTCAATACGGTCCACCTAGCAATGACGATTTTATTATGTTTAGTAAAGATAATAAAGTAAATTTAAGTAGTATGTTGGGTTATTATTGTCTAGCTACATTAAAAAACAATTCTACTGAGTCTTCAGAGTTATTTGCATTTTCTGCTGATTTTGTAGAAAGTAGTAAATAATTGATAAAAAATGTAATTATAAACACATAAAAATTATATTATGAGTAAAAATATTAAAAGTAGTCCTTTAAAAATTATTGGTGGTCTAATATCAGCCGCTGGAGCATATGACTGGGGTGGTAAAAGAGCTAAAGCTGTAGAAGCAGCTCAAGATGAATACAATCAAATGAAAGATCAATTCATGGGGTTGGATACTAGTAATTTATATGGCGACGTTTCAAATCCTTACGCTAACATGCAAAATACAATGGAGGATTTAACTGTTAATCAACAACAAGCACAATTTGAAGCTCAACAGAACCAACAAAACCAAGCCAACATATTAGGATCTATGAGAGGTGCAGCTGGTGCATCTGGAATAGCTGGTTTAGCACAAGCAATGGCTAATCAAGGTGCAACACAAGCTCAAAGAGCTTCGGCGTCAATTGGTCAACAAGAATCTGCCAATCAAAGAGCTGCTGCAGAGCAAGCTGGTCAATTACAAATGAAAGAAAGACAAGGTGATTGGAAAGCAGATATGACAAGACGTGCTGGAGAAGAACAATCTAGAGCTTTAGAAAAATCAAAAGTAAATACGTTATTTACTATGTCTGCAAATAGATTAGGCACTGCAAAACAAGCTCAACAAGCAGGGCAAGACGCTATGTGGGCTGGTATTGGGTCAATGTTTAATCCGCTGGATAAATTAGAGATTTAGCAGTTAATATAATAAGTAATTATGGCAAAGAAACAAAACAAAATAAAAGGTCAGGATAAGTTTGTTGATTTAGTTCAACAAAAAACAACTAATGGCTATAACTATTTAGATGCTGAAGACGATGCTAAATTAGCAGATCCAAGTTATATACCTGGACATTTACAAATTGAACTTCGCCCTTGGATCAGAGGAAAACGCGCCGAGTTTGATCAGTTAACAGAAATTATGGAGTCAGTTGATAAAGCCAGTGATGAGTACGGTGCTGCTGAGATTGGTAGAGAAAAAGTAGCTCAATCATTAATAACAGCAAAAAGCCAAATAGAAGATTACAAAAAAGGAACTGGTATTTTAAAACAAGCGCTTGGTGCTATGAACAAAGGAACTCAAGATTCTCACCTATATACAAACATGTTGGTTTTTGGAGCTCAATCTGATGGTATTAGTTTTGACAACGATGGTAGGTTAAGTTTTGCAGGTGTTTATGGAGATAAAAACAATGTTAGTGTTTTCAAAATGGATGACGTTAAAAATCCTATGGGTGGTGGATCACCTGTTATAACAGAGCCATTTGAATCTAAAATGTTTGTTTGGAAACTTGCAGAAGAAACAAAAAGAAAAAAAGATCTTAAAAAAGATTTTGACTACGACTGGATGTATACTAGATTGCATAATGATTTAACAGAAAGAGGTCATCAAAATACTATTGGTATGGCTTTTACTGATTTAGCTGGAGATAATAAAGGTAGATCTTTCGCTCAACAATATGATGAAGGTTTAGCAGATCCATTATATTATCAACATCCAGAAACTGGAGATGCTTTGGGGCCAGATAGTTCTTGGATGAAAAATCCAGAAAATGCTGAAGTTTTGAAAAAGTTTTTAAGTAAATATTTAACTGATGTAATGAATGATGTACATGGTAAAGTTGATGAGCAAACACTTCAAGTTCAAAAAACACCAGCGGATCTAGCTAAAGAAATAATAAAAAAATATAGCAAATAAAATTATATGACAAAAGCAGAATTAATTGCTGACTTGGTAGCTAAAAATGCTAGCAAAGAAGAAATTTCACAAATAAAAAATGTTTCTGAAAACGAACTTGTTGAAGCCGGTTTGATTGAGGGAAAGCAAACAGACGTTGCATCGAAGGGTGCCGACGTGACGTCGGAAAATACAGCGCCCGAGAATACGGAATTAGAGTCGGAAGATACTTCTTCGGATTTAGAAAACACAGTTGACTTAAGTCCAGCTGCTCTTGGCGCTAGTCTTGTTGAGACTGAAGGGACAGAAGAAAAAGTAGATCCATACGAAGATTTTTATATTAAACCAGATTTTTTTGGTGAACTTACTAATGATGGTGGTGTAAAAAACAGGCCCTCAGAAGCTGACGCGGCTAGAGAATTAAATGAAAAATTAAGTGGCTTAGGTATTAAAGTAGTTGAAGATAAACCAGGGTTTAACGCTATAAAATTATTAACGCCAGAGGGCGAGGAAGATGTAAGTATAGGCGTGTTTAGTGATTATTTTACTTTTGACGAAGAAACACCAGCTCAAAAAGCTGAAAAATTAAATGGAATAATTAACGATGTTATAACGTACAAAACAGAGCAAAATCCTCTTTTTAATATAGATACTTATGTAAACGCTATGGCAGATGCTAAAGCTGATTTACCAGAAGTATATTCACTTAGCACAGATGGTGGTAGATTTTTAAATGTTGATGAACTTAATTCAGAACAACTAAATGATCATACACATAGAGTTCATTTAAACTTAATGAATAAGTATTGGAGTTCTGATGAAGGTAAAGAAAATATTAAAGTTATAACTGAACAGCGTAAACAACAACAACAAGTTCTTTGGACAGACGCTGTAAATAAACTTAAAAAAGGCGGTGATGTTACTAGCGTTGTAATGGAGTACACGCAAAAACTAGACGTTGCTTACAACGAAATATTTAATAATAACGCTAGCTACAAACAAATGCTAACTAACACTACAGCTGTTATTGATAGTTTGTTTAAAGAAAAAATAATAAAAAAAAGAGTTGAAGAAGGAATAACAGAAGAATTTGGTGGTTTTATTGCTAGTAGTGATATATTAACAGCTTTTGCAAAAGGAGCAACCGTTGTATTTCCAAAAGAAATACAAGAGTTTACAGCAATGCAGGCGGGTAATAAAATCCGAGGGTTAAAAGAAAAACTTGATGAGCTAAAAAAATACAACAGCGACGATCTTCAAACTGGTTATTATTTTAAAAGTGGTCGTCCAGAAATAAGTTTTCCAATTAAAAAATACAAAGTATCAGATTTAAGACAAAAATACTTGCAAGCTATAGCTGTTGAAGAGATGTCAATGATTGGTAATTTATTAGAATCTGAAAGATATAAAAAAATTATAAGCAAAATAACTAAGCCTAACTCTCAATTATTAACTAAAGATGGTAAACTAAATATAACATCTGATAATTGGCAACTAGCGTTAGGTGACCAAGCTTTTAGAATGTTATCAAGTATATTTTCTGGAGGAATGACCACTATGGTTGCTGAAGCTTCTGGTGCTTGGTCCGAAATATTACAAACTAAAGCTCAACAAAAAGCTGAGGCAGCGGGTAATAACTGGGAAAAAATGTCTAAGAATGACAAGATAATATACATGCTAGACATTATCGATTCTGGAGAAGATGGTTATAATGAAGCAATGGCTGTTGGAGGTATAAATACAGTTCTTGAAAACGTTAGTAATGTGTTTTTTGTTGGTAAATTTGCTAAGTTTGTTCCATCAAATATAACTGGTTATTTTAAGTTATTTATGAAAGGCAAGTATAGAAAAATACTAACTGATATAAATAAAAATGTAAATGTACCCAACGCAACTGATATACTAACAACTACCGGTGTAGAGGTGATAACAGAGGGTCTTCAAGAAGAAGTTACACAAGCAGGTGTTGGTATTGCTTTAAATGATTACAACCATAGTTGGAACTCTACTTTAAACTCAATGTTAACAGCTGCTACAACAACGCCTTTTATAGGTGGCGGTGCTAAAGCTACTAGCGCTGTGTACTCTGAGGTAAGTTCCAGAATAGCAGCTATTAAAAATCCAAAAGGAATAATAGCTTATGTTAGAAATCAAAAAGCAGAATATTTGGAAGAAGTTGCTGACGGTAAAATGTCTCAAGAAAAATATGAAGAATTATTAATACAACTAGAAGCTGCAGAAAAGATGTTTAGCGAGACAGACAAAACTGTTACAGATAAAAAATCTGTAGAAATGATATTAGAAGCTCAAGTTGAAATAGAAAAACAACTCGTTAAAGTTAGAGATTTAAATGCTGCTCAAGAAAAAGCAAAAAAAGAAAATCCTAATTACGACGAGGAAATTGATGGTGCTGAAACAAGAGCTGAGCTTGATCTTGTCATGCAGGAAATAGTTAATCAAGATAATATAAAAAAGAAAGCAAAAAGAAAAGATGCTTATAGAACAAAATCTAGAGATGCTGCTAATGAAATAAATAGTGACCCTGTTAAAAGTAAAGATTTTGATGCTAAATGCTTTAAAACAACTCAAGAGGTTTTAAATACTTTAGAAGATCAATACGGTATAACTATAGAAAATTTTCCAACTTTAAGGCTTTTTGCTAGTGAAGACGGTGGTGGTGGTTTTGTTATTACTCGAGAAAAAATTCAAGAAATAATACCAGGTTACGAGGGCAAAGGCGTTGCGTTTTGGTCTGATGAGAGTGTAAATAGAAACATAGATAAAGATGATAAATATGCTACTAATACTGATGTACATGAAAAGCATCATGTTGACATGTATTATAAGTCTGATGAAGAACTAATTAACTCTCAAAACACTGTATTAACTATTTTATCACAATCTAAAAGTCCTCAAATGATAACTATTAGAAAGGACCTTGGAAAAAGATTAAGAAGATATCAAAAAGAATTTGGTAAAGATTTCTTAAAAACAAGAGCTGGAATTGAAGAGTTTTTTACAGCTATCAGTGATGTTACCAATGTTTTATCTATTGAAGCTCTTACATTAGAAGATAGAAAAACTATACTTTCTATAGGTAAAGAGTTGATGAGCATGTTAGATGTTTCCACTGATATGAATGTTGACAATACAGTTGACTTTTTACAAAATTTACCTGGAGGATCAAAAAACCTAGCAACCGAAACGTACTTTGATGATAATGGTAATATTGTTACATCCGTAGACAGAGATGGTGACGTTACACAAGGGGTTTTAAATAGCTTGAGAGATGGTAAAATATCTGATTTAATACTTATTGAAGATGCTAATCCATATTCCAAGGGTAGATCTAACGAAGATATAGATATTGAAAACAAAAGATTAAATAAATTAATAGAAAAACACGAGACCTATATTGATCCAGATGGTGATCTTGAAAAACAGGCTAGGGTTAGAGCTGGTGGTAAAAGATATAGAGATATGTTATTATTTAATAACTATGGCGCGTTTATGGATAGAGTATTAAGAAAGTATGATGATACTAAACCTGGTCATAGTGACGAAAGAAAAGAGTTTTTTATCGGTCAAGCTATGGAGCAATATGTTAAAGCTTTACAGACATACAATAAAGATAAGCGCAGTGGTGAATATGTGCAGAAAAACGATTCTTTTAGTGCTTATTACTTCTTTACTCCTACCGCTCAGGGTCACGAAAGCGTTGCAGCAGCTCGTTTAGCAAAGATTTGGGACGACATGCAGATGGATTTTAAAAAGGAACTCCCTAATGTAATCCCAGGTCCTGTTGATCCAAACACTACAACGGAAGATTTGATTAGTGATTACAATCAAGATTATGTTTTAGATATTGAAACTAAACTTAATGATTTTAATGAAAGATCTGCACTTAGAGAAAGCTTGGCTAAAGTAATGGAATTTGAGGTAGGAGGTGAAAATTATAATGCTTGGATTAAAAAACAATCTGACTTATTAAAAGATTTTGATTTTTCAGAAATATACGGTCCCAATGCTACTAAAGACATGAAGAAAATAGGTCAATCTTTATGGAGAAGTCTTAGAGATCTTGCTAAAAAAGATGGTAAGTTAAACAAAAATAGTGAACCAACCCAGCTTTACATAGACATGATAACGGAAACTATAGAGACGTTCTATAACAACATGAACCAAAAAACTTTCAATAAAGTTTTCCCTGAGTTTGTTGATATTGTAGAGCAAAGAGGTAGTGTAGACACATCTAAATCATTAAAAGGAAAAGCAAAACCAAAAGACACCGAAGCTGGTAATACTATTACAAAGAAAAAAGAGTTTACTGAAGAAATAAAAGAACAGCTTTTAGAAAGACTTTTAAAGACAAACGAAATAGCAGAATTAAGATCTTCGATAAATCCAGAAACTAATAAACCATATACTAACGCTGAAATACATAAGATAATTAGAATAGACATGTTGCAAGAGTCGACGCTAAAACATTATTCTGAAATACTTTTTGATGATGCTGCAATGCAAATTGTTTCTAGTGAAGAATTTAAAAAAGAAAACGGAGTTGCTCAAAGTGAAGTATTACAAGTAGGTATATTACTAGACAAAGGTCAAGATGTATTATTTAGTCTACCTGATGGGACAAAGCAAAAACTAGACGCTTCAACACTAAGCTCCGCGGTGTTCAAACAAGAAACCAGTAGGTTGATTTCGCTTGTAGAAAACTACGAAGATTCAAATAATTGGGATGACGTTGTTGATATTATACAAAATGACCAAACCGCTTCGCAAGAGATTAAAGATTGGGTTTCTAGCATGTATAACAAAGGTTTAGTTGATAGCGCTGGAGAAAAAAGATTTAAATCATTCGTGGTACAGTATTTAAAAAGTATTGGCCAAAACAAATTGGCAGATGAATTTAATAAAGGTGGTAATATAAGATTTAACAAAAAAGCTAGAGATAACATGGCTAAAAACGCGGCTGTGTTTACTAAAATATTTGGTAAAGAATTTATAGAAGCGGTTGGTTTAAAATGGGCAGGATATAATAGTGGTAATAGATTTTTAAATACAACTCAAGGTGTAAAAAAAGGAAGTGTAAAAGGAGAATATCGTGATAATTACGAAAGTTTAATTAAAGATTTAAAAAGTATACCAGAAGAAGATTTACCTGGTGATCTTACGTATGAAGATCTTGCTAATGTTCGCATGATGAATAAAATGTCTGGTACTAAAGATACCGGCGTGTTTAAAAGAATAATTGATTTAAACGAAAAAATAGCTAATGGTGATATTACTAAAAAAGAAGCACAAAGAATAATTAAAGAAGAGGGATTACAAGCTGAAATTGATGCTGCAAATGAGGCTAACGAAAAAGTGCTTAAAACTATATTAAAAGAAATAATTACACAAGTACAAGATAATAAAAAAGATCCTAAAACTGGAGAGTATGTAATTGATGAGGTAGCTATATTAGAAATGTTTAAGATGCAGTCTAATTTAGTAGAAGGTTTTAGAGGTATGTCTAGGTTTGATGCATACTTACTTCTTGATGGTAAAATGTCTAAAGAAAAGTTTGATGCTATAAATTGGAAAGGTGAGCACATGAAACCTATGTCTGTAGTTAGCTCTGAAATTATAGAGTTAATGCAAAGATACAAAGCAGATCCTAGTATTAATTTAGATGCTGAAATTGATTTAATATTATCAGATTACACTCAAATACTTGGTGATAGTCAAACCTTTGACATTTTAGATGTTTATGGTAAAGCTAATGTTGGTGGTATAAATAGATTTGCATCTTTAAGCAATGCTCAATTAAGAGGTATAACCAACGCAGATGGTTTAAATGCTAGAGAAATACAAGCTGAGGTATTAAGAAGAAAATCAATAAAAGAAAGTGTTATAAACAACAAAAAAGAGGCTGAGGCTATTGAAAATATAAATCTTAAAGGCACTGTTAAAGGCGAAACACAAGGTGGTACAGTTATGGATTTTGACTTAACAGTTGGTGTTAGTGAAAATTATGTTATAGCTAGAAAAGACGGTCAAACACGTAGATTGTCTGCTGTTGATTGGCCTACTATTGGAGAAGAAATGAAAAACCAGGGTTGGGAAATGGATTTTTCAAACTTTAATAAAGTTACAGATGGAAAACCAGGACCTTTGTTTGAAAAACTTAAAAATCAAATTAAAAAATATGGAGTTGATAATGTTTATATTTTAACAGCTAGAGCTGCTGAAAGTGCTCCAGCTATAAAAGCTTGGTTAGAATCAGAAGGTATAAATCTTCCATTAGAAAACATAGTTGGACTTGGTAACAGCACTGGAAAAGCTAAAGCTGACTGGATAGAACAAAATTTAGTTTGGAACGGTTTTAATGATATTTATTTTGTAGATGACCATCATGAAAACGTAGATGCTGTTCAAGCTATGTTTGATAAATACCCACCAGGATTACTTGTTGATGGTGGCAAGTCTGTTATTGTAAACCCTTTTGAATACAATGACGATGGGGTAAAGTTTTCGTTAAGTGAAACTTTTAATAAAGTTTTAGAAGAAACGGAGGGTATAAAAGCTGAAGCCGTGTTTTCAGAAGCGCAGGGTAAGATTAGAGGTAAGACAGCTGGAGGTATATTAGATATAGTTTACCCACCTTCTGCATATGACTTTGAAATGTTTACTTATAAGTATATTGGCAAAGGCGAATTAGGAGAAAATCAAAAGTTATTTTTTAAACAAAATTTATTTGATCCATATGAACAAGCTATTCAACAGATTGATAAGAAAAAACAAGCAATAAGAAACGATTATAAAGCTTTAATCAAAGAACTTCCACAGGTTAGAAAAAACTTAAAGAAAAATATAGAAGGCACAAACTATACTATAGAGCAAGCTGTAAGAGTGTATACTTGGTCTAAAAATGGTATAGAAATACCTGGGTTATCAAAAAGAGATCAAAAAACTTTAGTTAATTTTGTAAAAGCAGACGCGGAGTTAGTCATGTTCTCAGATAGACTTTCTGCAATATCAAGAGAGAAAAAAGGTTATACTCCACCTTCAGAGTACTGGACAGTAGAAGGTATATCTTTTGATTTAACAGAAATGACAGGTCAAGTAGGTAGAGCAAAAGCTTTAGCTAAGTGGAAAGAAAATGTAGAGCAAATATTCTCTCAAGAAAATAAAAACAAACTAAGAGCTCTTTATGGTAATAATCATGTTGAGGCTTTAGAAGACATGTTGTATCGTATGGAGTATGGTAGAAACAGAGGTAGACCTGGTAGAATAGAACAACAGTGGAACAATTGGGTTAATAATTCTGTTGGAGCAGTTATGTTTTTTAACATGAGATCTGCTAGTTTACAAA